AGGGTCGTCAATAATTAATAAATGTGCACCTCTACCAGTGATAGCACCTCCTGCACCAACCGCAGAATAAGTACCACCATGTATAGTATGAAATCTTTTAGCTGATGTACTATCTGATCTTAATGCAACTTGTGGAAAGACTTTATTAAAATCATCTCCTTGTACTTGGTTTCTTACTTTACGACCAAAGTCATCTGCAAGTTCTTGAGCATAAGTAGATTGAATTACAAATTCGTTTGGATTATTACCTAGATACCAAGCAGGAAAAAATTCTGAGCAAAGCATGCTTTTACCATGTCGTGGTGGCATAAAGACCGCTAGTCTTTTTATTTCTCCTGTTTCAAGCTTCTCTAAATTTTTGGCAATTAGCTGTATGTGCGCAGGATCCTTGTAACCAGGATACATATGCTTTGCATAAGCTAATAAACTTTTTCTAGCTCTATATGTAGTAAGTAAATTATTTAAATGAGTTACTACCTCACCAGCTCTTTTATCTCTGGTCTTTTGGTAAATTTGAATAGCTGACTTTAATTTCTCTTTGATCTGTGACTCTTGCATCTTGTTTCCCTGCGCCTATTGCGCCTTGTTTTCTATATACATCAAATTTTTCTTTAAGTAAAACAAAGGGATCTGTTTTTTCTTTAAGATGTTTTATTATAAATTCGTTTGGTTGTTTAATTAAACCAAGGTACCAATTAATTTTTAAAGCATCTTTATATCTTAATTTAACCATTCTTACGTGATGTAAATCGTTAGGATCTTGTGGATTACCTTCGTTATATTTTCTAGCTCTAAAAGTTTCGTCATTGTTATTACCAGTAATATCAGCTCTATCATGTGTAACTTCTATATCGACATCTCTCATAATATTTAAAAGATATGCAACTTCAGAGAGCCACGCATCATTTTGACCATGTAAACTTATGTGATCTAATAAATAATACCACTCCTTAGGAAAGCAAGGAAAGATACTATAAGGATGTCCGGTTTGTTCTTTGAAACGAAGTAAACAAAACTCGTCTTCAAAATCCATAATTTTATCGTCCCAATTTTTAGTATCCATTATAGCATCGTCATTAAAAAACATTATCCATTTACCTGTAGCATAGCCTGCTAAAGTATTATTATATTTATGTAAGTTCTCGTAACCGATAGGTTTAAATTGTAAAGCTAGTTGATTTGGATACTTGGATCTTTTTAAATATAAAAAAGTTTCATTATCGTCTTCATCGACACCGAAAAGAAATTGTAACTTATCTGGATTACGAGCATTATTGATTAATGAATCTACAGACTTTTTTAAAAGTTTTAATCTCTTTCTAGTAGGAAGTAATATAGAAATATTCATATGTTACCTATATACACATAGATAAAACATAAAAACAAAAAAGTACCCGCCATCTCTCCCTGTTCACGATCAAAAGAAATTGATCCACGAACATCACCTAATCGTTCTTTTTTTCTAATACTTCATAAAAGAATTTATCTGTATCATCAGTTACCCAATCTTTATTTTCTACGTTCCAGTCGTTTGTTTGGACTTTGTAGTCGGGGACTTCGTTTCTCGTAGTGAACGAATTAATATGCCATAGTATTCTGTTATTAGGCTGAGCAGCGAAATTACCATTGTCAAGCTCCAGAATATGAGCACACTTATGCTCCTGAGGAATTTCAGAATGATCTGTGTCAAGTATATTGGAGTCAGGGTGACACCAGTCAACAGTAAACAGATACTCACCGTGATACAGTTTTTTATCTTTACCAAAATATTTTGCTCTGTTGCCTAAAAGAAAAGAGAAATGGTTAACACTATGATGATAGTCAAAACTATTCCACAGCTCAAGTAAGTCGTTTGGCATATCTGGCACTTCTTTCCTTTCCATACCTTTAGAAAAGAAGGCAGCAATTGGCAACCGCCAAAAGCACGCACCATTTTCCAACATGATATTAAAAAGGAGACCACGACCTTGTATGCTTGTGAGACCGAAGATAACACAATCTTCGCTTTCTCCATGATGTTTTCGTAAATCATATAAATACTCCTTGCGTATTTTACAATAAATTGGTGGTATGCTACTATTTAAAAAAGCCATTGTAAAGCTATAATACAAAAAAAATTATTTTTCTAGAGAAATTTATACGCATATACCTGATTCTACACTAATACTTAGTCTTAAACTTAACTTAGAACTATATAGATTTTAAACTTTATACGATTTTTCCTAGTCAAACTTAATACGATTTTTTAAAAAAAGATAATTTAAAAAAAGAATAAAAAAAAACGTAGCGTTAAATTAATAACGCTACGTTTAAAAAATTAAAAAGCTTATAAGCTTTTTATTCTATTCTCGAAAAATTTTATATTTTCGATTATCTCGTTAGAGACTTTATTTTTTTTAATAAACTCTTTATTCGAATTTATTAAATCTAAATATAAATCTTTTTTCGATTTATCTAGATACGAATTTAAATCGATTAAAAGATTAACTTTTTTAAAACGATTATTTTTCGTAGTATCGTATTCGATATCTACTTTTCGATAATCGTTATTAAAAGCGTCTTTTATATTAGTCGAAAATTTCGCTTTTTCGTAAATATTAAAAGACTTACTTTTATCTCTTTTATTATTAAATAATCGAAATAAAACTTTTTTATTTTCGTATTCTCGAAAACTTAAAGCTACTTTATTTTCGATTATTTTTTCGTTTTTAGTCGCCATTTTTTTCTCGCTTTCTAATTCTTAAACTATTTTAATTATTAAAATATTTAAATTTAAGAATTAAAATATTTATATAGATTTTTAAAATTTTTTAAAGAAAAAAAATATGTTGTTTAGAATTATTCTAAATTGTAGTTGTTCTAGTTTTGTTCTCGTTTTGTACTTATACTAAAAATAGAGTAAAAACGAATAATATAAGACTTAAAAATTTAAAAAAGTCTAAGAAATAAAATATCATTTTAAATACTTTCTTTTAATAATTAATAATAATTATTTAATATTTATTTTTTAATCATTTTTATACGTTTTAATTTTTATTTTATTATATTTCTGTTTTTGAGGAAAAAGCTCTTTCAATCATTTTTTTTATTTTCGTGATCCTTGCGGATCAGCGCTGTGCACTAGGGTCTAGGATCAAGGCGGATCCAGTAGGCTCAAGCAACAACAATCAACCGACGTCAATCAATTAATGTTGTGCTCTTGTTTGATTTGATCTAGATACTTGGCCAGGTCATCATTGGACATCGTGTCAAGGGTTGAGTGTTGCACTTCTTTCTTCTCAACCAAAAACCCCAACAACTGAGACTTCAGCCTTATCGCATTGACTGCTGCTGTATATTGTTTCTTGCCACAAGCATCAACAAACACTTTGTCAAGTCTTTCAACCTCTTTTGACACAGATTCACTTGTCAAGCGCCTAGTGTCAGCACGCAATCTGTCAATGTACTGGATAATTTTATCTTTCTTTAAGTTCCGGGCAGCTTGTACGTGTGCAGAAGTTTCAGAATAACCTGCGTCAACAGCCGCTTGTTTCTTACCTTTTCCTTTAGCTATCTCCTCGCAGAACTTCTTTTCCATTGAGGATAAGGTTGCTTCGTTTGTCTGATGTATTTGGTCAATAGTTATCGCCATATTTATCCTAATATAGCGATTAATTTTTGAATGTAAAACGAAAGAATGTGGATTGTTTTACTCGGGTCCGCACTGACAACCCTACCACACAATTTAAGATTAGGCGCAACCGATGCGAATACTACATCTTGTTTTTACCACCACATTCTCTCTATCCGCCTAGGACGGAATTCTTTAATAATGGTCTGTAATCTCTTTAATAGAGGTTTCAGCTTTTGAACCAGTTCGAGCCATTTCGATACCTGTAGCCATATCATGTAAGTATGTGGAAAACTTATTACTAACCTCGTTAAAAGTTTTTCCATATAATTCTACACTTACAAAGATAATCTCTCTATCATAACTATCTTCATCTTGATTAACTTTAACACTAATAGTACCTTTACATTTAGCCATTTTTACTCCTTATTTATTTTTTAATATTATTTAAAGAATATAAATTTTTTATCAATTTAAGACAATTTAAGAATAGTATGGAGTTTTTTGTGGATAGTATTCTGGTGTACCACGATAATAAACTCTACACGAAATCCCATATTCAATAGAGTTAGATTTGCAACCAAATCTTTTGTTGTAAGAAAAAGCCGCACGATATGCTTTATCTTTATCAGTATACAATCTTTTACCTTCTTTAACTCGTTGACCAGCATCGTAATACCAACCGCCTTCTTCAGGTCCACCTAAAAGTCTATCAGTTTTATAGACACCTAATATCCAAAATTTTTTCTTAACAGCCATTATCCCTCGCCATCTTAACTTGTGCGTCAACTCTTTGAATATTAGCATCGACATCTTTTCTTATCTCACGATATTTACTATCGATTGCATTTCTAGCTTTCTGCAATTTAATATTATTATCGTCAGCAGTTTGATGCGTTTCTACTAATTGATCATCTAGGTACAATTGAAACCCACCACCAATGAATTGAATACCATAGCCTCGATATTTATCCATTGAGACCTTCAATTCTAGCTGGAATAACTTTCTCATTATCGCACGTATCACAGCATTCTCCTTCGTCTTTAATTGGTGCAGGGTTATTACCCCAACCTGTAAATTCTTCTTTACAGATTACACATATTTTTATTTTATTATCATCGTTATCCATCTTTTCTCTCCCTTCTAAAAGATTCCTCTAGTCTAATAGATTGTTTTCTTAATGATCTAGCTTCAAGCCAATTTACTATAGCCAACAAAACTACACCAATAAAGATTAAAAACAATCCAGCCAAAATTAATAATTCAACTATCATTGTTCTAAAGCTTTAACTCCCTTCATCTGTTTAATCTGATCTTTACTAAGACCATAATACTCTGTTGGATTTACTGGAAACCTACCAGTTTCGTCTAAATAACAATCAGTTATTATAAACTCGTTATGGACGAAACCTGGCTTACCATCATAATGCTCGACATTACGTTGTAAGTTTATAAATTTAGCCATTTATTCTCCTTGTTAATTTTCTTTATATTTTAAATTTATAAAATTTAATTACATTATTAAACAAGTTAAATACGAACAATATCAACTTTATCTCTCATATTAGGAGCAGGTCCGTCTTTAAGATATTGAGATTTATAGCTTGGTGCATTATCTAAATTTAATGGAGTAAACATTACATCGAAACCATAATAACATTCTAAATACCAATCTTGAATATTACCTTTTGGCCAAGCATAACTCTTAGGGTGGCTACCTAAAGAATAACCTACACCCCAATCATGTGGTCCTGCCTCGAAACTAACAACAATAATTTTATCAGAATTACTATCGCTGTTGTAATCTTTATACAACAAAATATTAGTCTCCCAATCTGGATCCATACCTAATCGTTTGCAGTTTTCATCGATAGCTTTCTTAAACATTCTAGCTGCATCAAGCATATCGACCTTCTTACTTACAAAGTCTGGTAAATTAATCAATCTATCCATAACTTTCTCCTTTCTAAAAAATTAAAATCAAGTAGATAATAATTAAGTAAGCTACAAATATAAACAATAAAATATCAGTTAATTTCTCAAACATAGGCTTTTACCATTTTCATCTTCTACTTTATCAATACTATGTACCTCACGATTAGGGTCATCTTCGAAATAACTATTGTCAACAGGTGACAAGCCATACTCTTCAACATAATCAGAAGCAAGTATTTGTTGTCCGTCCTCGTCTTGAGCTGCTGCAACAAAGTCATTTTTATTTTCTAACCACATTTTTTCGTCAATTATTTCAAACTCTTTTTCTGCTGGAATTATAAGTTTAAATTTTACTTTGATTTTTTTTAAAGTTGTCGCCATTTACCCTCCTCTTTGTGAAACATTTTAGTATGACCACTTCTAGTCTCCATAATATCTAATGGATCAAACTCTAGATTACCATAATACATACCATATTCTTTATCTAAATCGTCATCATCGCAAGTGTAAAATTCTACACCTGAATCTGCTATTTTTTTATAATGATCTTTAACAATAGTCTGTCGAGTGTTTATAGAGAATGGCTCATCGCTGTCAACATGCTCTACTCTAATCCAACTCGGTATGCTTTTAAAATAATAACACCAACTTAATTTCTCTTTTTCTACCATAACACCTTTCTAACGTAGCCAAAGGTACGAAAAAAACTTTGGCTACGTTTAAAATTTAATAAAGAAAAAAAGCAAACTATACAATTATTTTAACGTAAAAGTTGCTTTAGGCGTTTTACTTGCTTGCCCTGCTTTATCTTTATCTTCTGTTGCAATAAAGCCTCTTTCTCTATCCCAATCAAGATCGATAGTCTTGCCACCTTTCTCTAAAAAGTCTCTGATTTTCATACCAGATTTATATAATTGAAATCTTTTATAACCACCAGATCCTTCTCTTTTAGGGTTTTTAGGTACGCATACTTGTATTCTTGCGTCCCTATCGTATTTGTATGTACCAGAAAATTCTTTCGGGTCCATAACTTTAGGCTTCTTAGTTTTAGCCTTAGGCTTAACAACCTCTGGTCTACTCTTAGGAGTAACCTTTGGTTTAGTTGCTAAATTGATAGACATAACTTTCTCCTTTCTCTATCGTTTGTAATTTAACTTAATTTATTTATATTACTATATATACAACATTTTATAATATTAAACAATAAAAACCGCCTTGCGAGCAGTCTCGGGAGGTATTGGCGGTATTGGCATAAAAGTAGTACCAATACCAGTTATTATCATTGGTATACTTGAATAATAATCGAAAAGGTATTGGTATTGGCTATTTTTATATTTTGATAAAATATAAATCAAAAAAATATTTTCTATATATAGAAAAGGTAAATTAGGATTGTCAATAATAATAAAAATTTAATAAAATCCATAAAAAAGAAAATCATTTAAATCTTTTATACGTGAAAAAATAATAAAAAACAAGTATCTTATTGATCTTTCCTATTTATTTCTAATAAGGAAACTACACCACTTATAGTATTTGCTGTATTAGCAGTAATTGATAAAGTTTGACTTTCTTGTAGGACCAACGGACCATCAATCATGTTAGTATGAGTATTAGAAACAATCGCCTCTATAGAAGTAGTAAAGGACGAGGTAAGGTTATTACAAGAAATAGTAACCAAAGTGTTTGCTCCTTCGTTAGTTACTTGAACCGTCTTGATCAATGCTCTACTATCAGATGGTGTTGTATAAATCAAATTAGCTCCTGTGTTTGCTAATTTAAACATTTCGTTTTTGAATATATTAGCCACTTAAAAACCACTCCTTCCTATCGTTATCGTCTTGAATATCTTTAGGGTATGTACTATTTAAAATCTTAATCATATCTTGTAAGTCCTCTATTAATTGATCGAAACTTACCTCATTATATTCTTTAGGTGCAGAGTTTAATCGGGTCGTAGGTATCTTAGCCATAGTTTACACTATTCCATATACTACTAAAAGTACAACAAAAACTATTGTTTTTCGCTGTCTTCTTTTATCTCTTGTGCAACTTCATTTATCTTTTTTTGAATTTGCACCATTTCAATTGTCACTGAGCCATTACTTAACAATTTAGAGGCCCATTGCGCCTCCAGATTTCGCTTCTGGCTCAACTTTTGTTCCAGAGCATTGCTCATTCCATTCCTCCAAAGTTAGCCGATTTTCGTTTTCGGGGCCTTGTATATCCGTCCACTTAAAAGTTTTCGGATGCTCTTTCCACAGAGCTTCACCTGCACTATCTAAATCGTTAGATTTTATTAGACCTTCAGCAAAATATCCGCATCTATAAAATCTAAAGTGCACTAACATTTACGAGAGTGCTAACACATTTTTGTTGATTTGTAAAGCTATTTAAACCATTCGGGTACTTGGTTTTTCCAAGTTGCAAACTCACGTTTGTGAGCCATGTAGAAATTTCTATATGCGTCAATAGTATTTTTTTCGGGGTCGTTTGTACCTACTATTTTTAATTCGTCAGGCATACATTGTGGCGGAACTTTAAAGCCAACATTTCTATCAATATTTTTAGGTAATACATGTAGATGTTGAACTAGCTTTTTCCAAGTAGTATGAACATGACCATATCGTTTAGTAAATTCGTGACTTAAATTATTCCACAAATCTAAAAGATAAACATAATGAGTATCAGCGCAACGTACCCAGATATTACTCGGGTGATTAACGTAAGCATTTTTATACAATATTTTTTCTCTATGATCGTCTAATTTCCATTGGCTAGTCATAGTTTTACCAGAATTAGAAAGCACTTTATTTTCTTTTCCATCTAATATTCTATGCGCTGTCGATAACAATTGAGCATACTCGATAATCATCTTGACTACGTGTTTATCGCAATGATACTCGGCGCATGTCTTAGGGTCGCTTGATAAGTAAAATATGTTCAATTTAGTTTTCCAAATAATTTATCTACTTCTGCCTTTATAATATTTAAAGAGTGTCGTGTCTTCCATTCTTTATCAAAGAAATAAGCTGGATTGCCTTGATCCATGGTTTTAACATCTATGTAAACTGCGTAGTGTTCTGCATATTTAAGAGGTAAGTTTTGTCCGTTACCATGTTCTTTTCTACTACCTCTACCTTTAATTCTTATTCTGTATCTAGCTTTGTTAAGATATTTTTTTAACAACTTTAGAAACAATTTACCTTCTTTATTAGCAGGTATGCTATAAAAATAATGTACAAAACTTTTTTGATTTTTCTTTTGACCTTTATATCTCTTTAACATTTACAACCTATAAATTGATAATTTTTAAATTTTCCATCTTTAATAATATATTTATTTAATTCTTCATTATACAAAGTAATATTTTCTCTGATCTTATCGCATAAATCAAAACAATCTAAAAAAGTTTCTAATCGCCAAGTTAATAAATGATAGAAACCATCTTTAAATAATATCAAATCTATTTCCATTCTACTTTTTAACTAGGCGGAGAAGTTAATCAACAAAGAGAGCAAAAAACTCCGCCTAGTCTTCCTTTCGTTATCTTCAGTTAAGTCATAGACTTGACCTCCGATCTGTTAGATTATATTAGAATAATCCTAATAAGAATACTAAAATTAAATATTCCATTCTACAAAATTATATCTTGTTTCTAACCATTCTTTTAAACTCAGAATGTAATTCCTGAAGGTGGAATTTACAACATGTATTTACAAAATTAGTTAGTTCTTTACGCATTTTCTTTTCATTCTCGTAATCTTTAGCCTTATTGCTATCAATTACTTCCTTTATTCCATCGTCTATTTCTGGCATTAGTGTTTCCTTTCTTCTTCTAGTCTTAGTGTAAGGCTATTAAAGATACTATCTTCAACATCTAATTGATATAATTCGCCATTATCATGTTCGAATAAAACTCTGTAACACTCAGGTCTTTTTTTAACATGAAAAAGTATTGGCCACTCTTGTTGAGGGTCATACTTTTTAGCTTCGTCATCTAACTCTAATTTTTCAAATCGCCTGGGCCAATTATTTTCGATAGCTTTTTGATTAGCTTTTAAAAGCTGTTGTCTAGTCATAACTAAATAACTCATACGTTACCATCTAGTATGTCTCTAAGTTCGTCTAGCATATCGCCAGAGTCATCGAAGTCTGATGTCTCTAAGTCAACAGACTTAGCCACTTCTTCGTCAGTCATATCGTGTGCTGATTTTTCTTTTTCTTGCATAACATTCCTTTCTTTAGAATTTATTTTAATATTTATAAGAAAATAAATATTCCATAAAAACAAGTAAATTAGCCCTGATAGACTATATGGATAAGACTAAAACCGGGTGAATAAACCGGCTCTATGGACGATTTTTTAATGGATTTTAAACTCATTTTCGATATCTGTAGTATATCGTGGACCTTGTGTAAAACAATCGACAAGTTCGTAATCTATAAATTTAAACTTACCTTTCATTCTAAAATTACAGAATTCATAAAACCTATTTATTCTTGGAAAGAAAGGCTCACTATCTATTTGTGTAAATTCTAATTTTAATATTTCTTTTGGATTATCGGCTCTATGATATTTAAAAGTGACGAAATAATCTTTAACAGGTGCAGTGTATAATTCTTGAATTATATCTTTTTCTTCTTTATTGTTGCTAAATAACTTTGACATTTATTTCTTTACATTCAAATCTTACAAATATTCCAAATTGATTAACATCGTCTTTACCTATCTCAATTAACTTATCTATGGATTTTTGATATCCGTCTAAAAAGCAAGTATAAATATCAGGATACGTTTTTGGCATTTGATAAGGCGGCATACACGTAGTTGCTGTCATTGAACACATATATAAAACTAAAACAAATTTTGTCATTCTACGAGTATACACCTATTAATAAGGTTTCGTAAAACTTTATTTTGTTTTAAAATGTTATAATACTCTTCACTCCACTCTGCGACACGTTCTTCACCATGTGGCGCAACTTTAAAATCGTTAACAGATATTATAATATGAAATAACTCGTGAAAGAGTGTTTTACCTAGAACTCGTTTTGATAAACCTTTCCTAATTACTAATTTATTATGATTGTAGTAATAAATAGCATAGTCCTCTATGTCTTTAAATTCTACTTTGATTATTTTATCTTTGTATTTTATTTCTGTTAGTTTCATAGGGCCAATTTAATGGCCCTATTATAACATTATCGACCTAACATTCTACTTCTAGTTGCACTATTAACTTGTGTATCTAAGCCTACACCATTAGCTTTTGCTTTACCATTATGATAAGCGGCTCTATCTCTTATATTCATTGAACTCTTTTTAGAGACAATACGAACACCTTGAGTTTTAAGCCATTCAGATATAGCTTTTTGCTCGTTCTTATAAAGCATAGGAAGTCCGTCTGGATTCTCGATACCCTTATAATCGGGTACTAACTCTAGCCATTTATCTTTAATCCTAGTAGATAATCTACTAGCACAACCTAACTTAAAAGCTTGCTTCATTCTATTTATCTCGGATTTACTACCAGGCACTGACTCGAACTCTTTATCTGCAAGTCGTAGTACCGTGTTTATAAAGTAATCGCACATAGATTTAGCAACTACACGATTAGATTTTCTACCGACAAACGTAGCTTTTTTGACTCTACGATATTTTGAATCTACACCAGTCTGTGTATACATCTGGCAAAAATATAATTTAGCAGTAGCTGATTGTATCCAACCACGCCAATTATCTCTTTCGACATCGTATGATTCTTTTTCGATAGGCTCTACCTGTGTATCGTCTTTTATATCCGACATAGATAGATTGTGTTCTGAAAGTAATTCTTGAGCTTTTTTAGCAGCAAGCATGGCTTCGTTTTCTGATGCGCCATTATCTTCTGACATCTTTAAAAGCTTTTGAATACGTTTCAGTATGCTTTCTTTTTCTTCAGGCATATTTCTCCTTTCTTATATTTATGTAATATTAAAATTATATTTTTTAAAAGTTAGTTATTCGACAAAAAATTCTCTATATTGTTCCAATCTTTAGTTATACTATATTTATTAAAATCGTCTAATGTTACACCTTTAGCTAGTTTTTCACCATCTTTACTATGAAATAAATAAACATCTCTATCCTTTTTAACAAGTATAAATACCTTACCTCCATAAAATTCATATGATTTATGCCAAGCTAATTGTTCTATAGAAAGATTTACTTTGATTTTTGTTTTTCTTCTTTTAGGTGTTTTAACATATTTACCTTCTATCCAACCACAATGACCACCATAAGTTACATAGTGAACATCAGGGATCCCTCGTTCTATTTGTGTTTCAATTCTTTGAATAAAAAAATTTTTTAATTTTTTTCTAATCTGTGTCCAGAGAAGTTTTTCCATCGAATTTACATACAGGTATTGATTTCATCTTATGTAAATTCTTCTTTCTAATTGCAAGATACTTTTCATAGCCAGGCTCATCTGGTCTATCCATTAGAAATTCTATTTGTTTATAACTCATACCTAATTGATCTGTATCTGTTCTACCATCTGACCATAATCCATCTGTTGGCTCTGCCATTTGTATTTCTTCAAGTATGCCTAGTTCTTTACCCATATCCCATACTTGTGTTTTATTACAATCAGCAATCGGTGATATGTCAACACCGCCGTCTCCATACTTAGTATAGAAACCAACACCAAAATCTTCTACTTTATTACCTGTGCCTACAACTATACCAGACGTGCTTGCAGCGATTTGATATAAAGTCATCATTCTTAATCTTGCTTTTGAATTTGCTAAACCCATATCAGAAGTAAATTTTTTATCTGTTAATGTATTTTCAAATGTCAAGAAAGCTCCTGTTAAATCTAACTCTACACTATATGCATTTGTAAATTTTTGTGTCAACCATTGAGCATGTTTAATAGATAAGTCATGATGCTCGGGTCTTTGTGATATAGGCATGGAAGCAACGAGTGTTTTAATTCCTGTATGTGCACATATAGTAGAAACCACTGATGAATCAATTCCACCAGAAACTCCTACAACTAAACAATTAGCTGGATTATCCATACTCTCAACATAATCTTTTATCCAATTTTTGATAATTATGATTCTGTCTATTGCTTCCACGTATTGTCTCCTATCGGAATATATTTAACATCTTTTCCTAGTTTAAGATACCTAAATGGATCTATGACAACAGAATTCGGATAAAAATAAAAGTGTTTAAATGCTTCGTGTTTAGTACCAATAAAAAATAATTGTGGTTTTGTTTCCCATTCGTTTTGTTGAACGATATTTTTAAGATCCATAGAATCAACATATGGATCCCATATTTTAACACGTTCTCCTTTCTCAATAAGTATATTATACAATAACAATGATGGACTACCTAATGTTAAATTTGTTTCTGGTTTAAAACATTTACCTAAAATATTAATATCCATTTCAAACTTTTCAGAGATGATTAAATCAGCTAACCACTCTGTTTGTTTTTCTCTTTGTTTCATAATATTATCATACCAATTATATGACAAATTTAATTTTTGAGCTAAGTAACTGAGAGCTATATTATCTCTAGGGTGACAACCACCTCCATCTCCCATACCACCAGATAGATATTTAGGAGATATTATTCTGTCGGTGCAAAGTGATAGAGCTTTAGTAATGTCATCAACATTAGTATTTGGTAAATTATGACAAGTTTCCATAATTGTATTTATCATAGAAATTTTTGTAGATATAAAAGTGTTATAAACAACTTTAATTAATTCTGCATTCTCTATTGTAGTTTCATGAAAAGGCGCTATGCTTATAGACCTATAAAATTTTTTAGCAATATCTGCAGCTTCTTTATCGTCAACACCAAATAAAATTATTTCTGAATTTAAAAAATCGTTAATGGTTGTACCCATAGCAATAAAAAAAGGGTTATAACATAATTTTAAATGTTTACCTAGTATAGGTTTAATATGTTTTCTTATTGTACCTGGTAACACGGTAGATATAATTACAACAACTTTATCTTTACCTTGTTTCTCTATTTCTTGATTTAAATCTTTTATACCTTTAATTAAATATTCATAATTAAAATCAGCTCTTTCTTTTGGTATTCTTGTAATACCTTCATACTTTTCTTCGTGAGGTGTTTGAATTGGGACAAAAATTATATCAGAATCAGAAACTATTTGCTCTATATTTTTTATTTGTATTTTAGAATTTGTTAGTAGATTTTCTGCGCCTTCTTCTCTATAATTGAGTGTTTTAAATCTAATATTTTTTAAAGTTAATTCATTAATATCTGTACCAAAAACATTATGGCCTTTGCTTTCTACTGCTAGAGCTACAGGTAAACCAAGTTTTCCTAATCCTAAAAATCCAATATTCATAAATCATTTTGCTGTACCCCAATTACTTCCTTTCTCTACATCTACTTCTAGAGGCACTCCTATTTCTACACAATTTTTCATTATATGTATAGCCTCATTCAAACATTTTTGTTGTAGCTGGTCTACTGAGAAATCTAACTCATCGTGAATTGTCAATTTTAAATCAATATAATCTAAATATCCATCTTCATAAATCTTTAACATTGCTGCTTTAGTAATATCTGCAGAGCTACCTTGTATTAAAGCATTTAATGCTGTATGAGTATAAGCTCTTTTTAATTCTTGTTTATGGTATTTAGCAGAGGCTTCTGCTAATGGATAAGCTTTTGCACCCCATTCGTCTTTCGGTTCCCACAATTCAAATCTTCTCTTTCTACCTAGTAAAGTTTTAATATATCCTCTACAACTGGCTACATGCGATACTTGTTTGGAAAGTTCTTTTACAAATGGTACTTTAGAATGATACTTATTAAAAAGATCATAAGCTTGATCTAATTCTAAACCTAATTCACCAGCTAATTTTTTGTTACCCATACCATAAAATAATCCTAAATTAATAGTCTTAGCTTGTTTTCTGGGTATGTTCGCCATAGAAGCAA